CATTATAGCCACCTTTCTTCAAATTCGATTGTCACGGTTGGTTTTTTCTTTATAAAACTTGAAAAATACATCTCAAGTTTAGAATTTCCAGGCGGTATAGATAGCCATTGTGAGCCATCGACAACCTCTTCAGCTTTAGCGATTCCGTCAATATAGACCGTATCATCTTCACTGTTAATTACAACATTTGAACCGATAGGATAGCGATTAGGAATGTCTCTTGATGCTTGCACAAAGTCCTTACGATACATCAACTCATCAAGATATAAGTGAGAGATGATTGACTTTCCGTGAAAGCCACCTATCGTGACATGGATTTTGGCTGACTTTTTGCCCCTGATTTCAGGGACGACAAAATTATAGTATGAACCGTTGTAGTAAACTTGGATTTTCTCATCATTTCGCTTAATTTCAAACTGTCCTCTTGATAATGTAAAAGGATTTCTATTGCTATCGCTAGATGAGTCAAAATCCAAAGTATTGAGAAAGTTATAATCTCCGTTATTATTAGTGGCAAAGACATTAAATCCACAATATAGACCGTTATATCTCTTGTAAGTTTCAACCCCATACAAAAACTGACCTGCTGTATCAGATACAGCCACCTTGATAAAGCCACATTGAGCTATTGACTCAAGTTGATAGACTAATTTACAAAAAATGTAATCATTTAGAGAGCCTTTTTGACCTGTTGAGTCAGCTGGTATCTCCCATGATAAGCCTGTTGAATAGCTTTTATTATATGTTCCGCTAAACTGTTCTCTTAATTTGACACGTTTCTTACTGCCTGTTGTAATTAGCTCCGATGTCCCAATTAAATTCTCTGAACCATTAGTCACTGAGCTATTTTTTACTGCTTGCGTCAACCCTTGAGCGATTTTGTCGCCTCGAAAGTCAAGCAAGACCTCAGAGCGCTTTACTGTTTCAGTATCAGCCTCCTCACGGTTTCCCATCTCAAAAGCCGTATTATTATTGACAAGACCTATATATCCATTTTCAGCATTATGCTTAACTCTGATAATTGGAAAGGCCTCAACCGTCCCATTGTTTACTAAGTCAAAAACCATTTTATCGGTTGTTGTCTGTGCGTTTGAATCACTATTGAAATTCTTATAAGCTGAGCTATGTGCTACACCATCTGGAATTATTATTTTTAACTCTGAGCGCTGGAACCATCTTGTCAAATTTTCTGGAGTAATCTCATCTACTGGTAACCCCATATAGTATTTGTCTGGCTCATCACCATAAGTAATCTTTACTGGCTCCAAAACGTTTAGCACGCCTGCCAAATCATGCTTTAATTGTTCCATTTCAATTGCATTTGTGGTTTTGATGTCAAATTTTATGATATGCTCTTTCTCGCCACGTTTCACTTGCTGAATATTAACCCCCAACAAAGGAGCGTTATCTGTTGATACGCTCCTTTTGTTCCCAATGGGGCGGATAATATCTTTTATTCTAAAGAAACGTGACATATCAACACCGTTGAATGTCATTTCTTTTGTCATGTAACTATCCCTCTCATTCTATTTTTTACCCTAGTATTGTGAGCTTGTGCATTAGTGTAAGCATCGATAGTACCTCCAACTAATTCTCCGGTTTCAAGCACGATATCAGTTGATTTATTAACTAATTTGTCACCTATCCTTAGCAATTCATCAAATACGGTCTTTTGGTTGTTGTCTTTCACTTCAACACTTGCTTTGATCGCTTTTTCAAGATCTGATTTAACTTGTACGACCTTAGACAACTTAGTTTTACCAACACCAATAATATCCTCTGCTTTATAACTAAACGCCTGTATATTGTCATACATGCCAACCATAGCTTTATCAACATATTTGGTGTTCTTCTCGATACCAACAGCAACACCCATTGGCAAGAAACGACCAACGCTATCTCTAAACAAACGTGATGGTGAATGGATTTTGGCTTTAGCCCTTGCCGCTCTCTCTGCTTGTGCTACTAGCGCATCAGCTGCTGCCGTAACTGCTCCTAATGCCGAATACATACCTTGAGCAAGCCCCTGCCCAATCATTGAACCAATGCTACGCATCGAACCAACACCAGACATGCCAACAGACCTTACAGAGCTCATTAGAGTTTGCATAGCTCCTTGAGATTGTCCGACACCTCCCCTAATACCTTGAGCGATATTCTGGGCTGTTTGTTGACCAATTTGGCGACCTTGTGACCCCATCTGACTACCAACTGATTTAATAACAGATAGAATAGCTTGCATAGATGATTCCACTTGTCCACGCATGCTATTAAAAGCTGAAATTACAGCTTGAGTGCTCGTTGCCATGCCTGTTACTTGTGACGAGGCACTAGTGGCACTAGATCCCACTTGTATAAATCCTGATGATACAGTCGCTAAAGCCGTACCAACAATCATGACCCAAGAACCCAACATAGTAAATGATGTTCCTGCCATCATCAATGCTGGTGTCATAGTCATAATTTGGGAGTTAAACATAGCGATTGGGGCATTTATTGCTGCTAATCCTGCCACGCTACTTAAAATCTGTGCTGTGAAAATAGTAAAGCCAGATACTGCCATTGTCATAATAGATGGTAAAAGACCTAAAGTTGTTGACAACAATGTTATCTGAGTTGAAAAATTCGTAAGCCCTGTAACTGCCATCATAGATGATGTAGCAACTAAAGACATAGATGTCCCTATTGTTTGAAAAGAACTTGAAATTACAGCAAAGCCAGAGCCAAGATTTTTAATCGCTGCATTAAGTTTATCAATGTCACCAGTAAATCCAACTAAGTTCCCTGCATAAGATGCTGCACCCAAACCTGTAACAGCTGCTGCTAGTGCTCCAACTCCTGCTGCAGCATTCATAATGCCACCTGCATTGCTAGCAATCTTAGCTAGTGAGTCACCTATCTGGGTGAACGAGTTTCCAACTGACTCAATTACCCCTTTAATTCCATCTAATACAGTTCTAATGGCCTCTCCAACACTCTTAAATACATTTGCTACACCCTCAAGAGCTGTTTTAATCGCTGTACCGAAACTCTCAACAACTCGTGCAGCACCATCAAGGGCTGTTTGCAATCCTTGACCGATACCTTGAGCCGCTGTGCTTATAGCTTGGCCTGTTGCTGTGATTGCTCCCTCTGCATTCGCAAAAGCATTTACAAGTATTGAGAGGCCGTATGCTGCAATAGCAATCCCTGCACCAATTAAAGCAACTGATGCTCCAAATGCAAGTATCCCAACAGCGCTAGCTGTCAAAGCTGGCCCCAACAAGGCAAATATACCTGCTAATACAGCTATACCAACTCCAAGGCCAAGCATTGCCAATTGGGCACTTGTTCCGGCATTGCCTAGTTCTATTGCTGCTTGAACTAATATATAGATACCACCAGCAACTAAAGCCACACCTGCACCAACCATTAGCATTGCAGCCCCCATTGATAGCCATTGGGCAGGGCTGGCCATTGATGCCGCTTGACCAAAACCTTGGGCAACTGTTGAGATAGCTGTTGCCAGTCCTTGTAGTACTGTTGAAATACCTTGTGAAATAGATGTGATAAGAGAACCAAGCCCAGAAAAGACTTGCTCTATGATACCTTTAGATTGAGTCGCTGATGCTCCAGCACCATCAAATGCCTCCGTAGCATTCTTTTTGAATAGTTTAAACGGATTGAGTTTTCCAATGATATCAAAACCCTTGAATTTAGATAACAAAGTCCCTAATACTGGTAGTAACAGCGCAAAAATAGATGGATCTATTCCAGATAAGAACTCTCCAATTTTGCTAGCTATTTTACCAATTGCCTCAACGACTTCATTAACTTTATTCCTGAAATCTTCACTAGTGGTATATGCTTGAATAAACCAACCAATTAAAGCACCAATACCTGCAATAGCAAGACCCCAAGGATTAGACAAAGCTATTTTTAACAACCCAAAAGCAGTTTTTAGGCCAGTTATAGCCTTAGTTGCAATTGATACTGTTTTAAATGCTGCAACCATCCCAATCACTGCACTAGCAATTGTTTGAATAGCACCAGGGGGTAATGAGGAGATGAATTCAGCCCCTTTAGTAGCAGCATCTGCAAGAAACTTAACCACCTCACCTAAAGCTTTAGCGATCTTATCAAAATTTTCTCCACTACCAGCTAGAGATGAAAAGACATGACCTATTGCATCTTTCACCGCATTAAAAGCTCCAGCTACTGCTGTTATAGCTCCTGTGTCTTTGAAACTAGACAAAAAGCTACCAACTTTGTCAAAGGTTTTCATGATATTATTTACCATTTCCTCTGGCAACATCTTTTTCAATCCTGCCTCTAGCTCTGGCTTTGCTGATGCTAAAAATGTTGAGATAGCTTTTGGCAAAGATTTGAAAGCATTGCCCACCATCGGTATAAAGTTTCTAAAGATAAATGTTGATGCTGTTTTAGCAAGGTTCTCTAAAGGTTTGCTAATGTCTCCACCTGTTGTAAGGTTTCCTAAGAAATCCTTAAATGCAGCTTGCATAGATGCAAAAGATCCTGAAAATGTTTCGGCTGCCTCTTTAGCAGTAGTACCAGTAATCCCTAGTTTCTTTTGTACAACAGAAATTGCTTTAACCATGTTCGCAAATGACATATCGCCCTCATCTACGGTCATATTCAATTCCTCTTGTACATCTTTGTAACTAGCAGCATCTTTTATTAGTCGTTGCATCTCTGCTTTTGTTCCACCGTAACCAAGTTTTAGGTTATCTAGCATTGCATAGTTACCACGCGCTAATGACTGGTAAGTTTGAGTAATGAGTTTCATATCAGAACCCATCTTGTTTGCATTGTCTGACATATCTGTCATTGCTGTGTTCGCTAACTCAGCAGCCTTTGCCGTATCTCCTCCCAAAGAAGAAATCAAGCTGGCAGAAAATGATGTTACATTTTCCATGTACTCATTAGCTGATACTCCAGCTGTTCTAAAAGCCTCATTAGCATACTGTTTAACAGTACCAGCTGAGTCTTTAAAAAGTGTCTCAATACCACCGATAGATTGTTGTAATTTTGCCCCCTCATCAATTGCCGATGAAAAAGCGCTTTTAACTCCTCCTGTAAGTACACTAATTCCACTCATCAATGCTCCACTAACTAAGTTTGCTCCTAAAACTGATTTAAAAGCTGAACCTAGCCCACCTAATGATGATTTCAGGCTATTTATATCCCCTTGGGCTTTCTTCCCATCCAAATCAACCGCAATGGTTACTTTACCGTCTGCCATGTTCTACCTCCTTTCTTTACTAAATATTTGGCAATGCGTATTGCTCCTGCAGTTCACGCATTTTTTGTTTTTCTTTTGAACTTTCCCCTTTTGAGGGTTTCCACGCTCTAATTTTCATTACCTCAACAAACTTTGTTCCATCTGGTAAACCAGACAATAGGGCATTGAACTTCTGCCAATGCAATTTCCCTTGTTGTTCAATCAAATCAATGTTATAGGCCTGCATAAACGATGAAAAAATGTACTCGCCATCATATTTGATATTAAATAAGGGTTTATCATCGTGATCTTGGGCATCTTTGGTTTTTTTAGGCAATACATTCCCCTCGATATCATACCTATCAACCTCATCAATAGCCCTAGTAACCTGTATGTGCTTTTCAAATATATCTGCATAGATAGCTAACGCCTGCCTTGTATCCATATCCTTAAAAGTTACATCATCGGTTAATTTTGCTAGAGCTAGTTTTGGTTTAAGTTCTACTGGGATATGTTCTTTACCCCACATATCAAAAATCCATAACACCCTATCAAACGACAATAAAAGCTGATACTCTTTGTTATTAAGTACCAGCTTGTCATCCATTTTTTTGGAAATATCAAACATTATTCAGCAAGATACTTCTTGAAATTTTCATCGTTTAGTTTCTTCTTCCATTCTTTTTGAATTGTTGCTGAAACCTGTAAAAATACATTGAGATAATTCCAAGTGTTTTCACCAGCTACCTCATAGATTTTTTGAGGGGCATCCTCATCAAACATTGCTACAAAGAACTCATCAACCATAGGTTTTAGAGCTTTACGCCCCTCTTTGTCATTCATGTTCTCTGCATCTTTCTGATAAGCGCCTACCTTATCCTCTAACTCTACAGCCTTGTCTTGAATTTGAGCATCTTTTTTATCGGTTGCTCGATAATCAAGACTAAACTCTCCAAAATCAAATGACAGAACCTTACTGCCTAAATCAATTACAGTTTTGTTTGACATGATAATTTCCTCCAAAATGTCTATTAGTTATGTAGTGGACTATCCACCAATTCCAGCTTCAACTGGCTCTTTAATCCATTTGATCGTACAACCAAATTCTTCATACGCTGTTGCATCTCCTGCTCCTGCTTTGATTTCAGAAACATTGGCAACTTGTGTATAAGTTTTCTTGCCGTCAGCTGTAGTTACTCGATGCCATACGCGGCGTGCCTCACCTGTTTTGTAACGCATAGCGGCAATCATCGCTTGAGCTGCATCCTCTGGGTCATAGATCCCCTCAAATGAGTAGCCACCAACAACGGTTAGTACAGTTTCCTCTGGCGTACCGTCTCCATCATAGTAACCAGTGTCATCTGTATCTTCATCCGTTTCATCATCAATAGTTTCAATGTACTTAGCAAGTCGTTTCCAAGCCTCTGTGCCAGGTACAACTGCTGGGTTTTTAGGGTCAAATGGCGCAATTTCGTGTTTGCGCTTGGCATTTTTTTGACGTACCATTATGTCATCCTCCTGTTATTTCTAGTTTTGCGGTTACTTGCATTGAGTAAATGAAATAACCTTGTTCATCCTTGCCATTTATTCCTGGTTTGTCCGCTTTCAATGATAAGAATGTGTAAGAGTTGTCTGTACTAGGCAAATCAATATCAAACGATGATAAATCTCCGTTAATGAGCCAGATAGTATCAATTGCTACTGCATTTGATTTACTCTTTACAGCAATCTCAAATGGTAGTGATACTTCCCTAGTGCCATCCATGTACTCTTTGTCAATAGTTCCACCACTTAAAGCATTGATAACTAAATCATCCTTATCATCTTCAAAATAATCTAGCCTTGCTTTTAATGGCAATTTTGTGATGTTGTTAATATGTGCCAGTAGCACATCTTGAAAGTTTTTGTTGTTTTGCATTATCTGATACCCATTCCTTTAATAGCCGCCTTTTTTAGCTTGTCTATGTTTGCTTTTAACGGTTTATCCCATCTGCTACCAGTACCAGAGGTTGTATATTTCCTAAAAACAACAATCCCATTAGTACCGTGGAACTGCGCCCGAGCATAAACCGTGTTATAACTCACATTTCCATTAGGCTCTACACGCCCAGAGGCTCTTAATGCTCCTCCACCAGCCCTGAGAGGTACAGAACTATCCATAATAAGCAAAGCCTCACTACCTGCAGCAATCTTGCCACGTTGCATAGCTTGAGGTGATACTTTTTGCTCTACCCCTGCAAGATCAATGCTCACTCTGACATCTGCCATTATGTAACCTCAACCTCATAGCTAAAGATTCTCCCATTAAGGTAATTAGGTTGATAACCTATCACAAGGTAATCACGCGCCCCATCATTCATAACGGCACCCAGCCAACTATCATCAACTGTCACATTCACAAATTTAGGATAAATGTAAACAACGCCTGCTTTCTGTCTAGTTTTAGAGTTGTTGGTACCTGTAACAACCACCGACCTATCAAACCTTACCGGTTTAATATCCAATGGCTCAGAGTACTTGATATCTCCATAGTTATCTTTTCCCTCAACCTTACGAACCGTAACAACATCTTGTAATAAGCGTTTATCTATCATAATCAACTCCCACAATTAAGCTAAATCCAGCTTGTTTCAGGGCATTTTCAGCATCAAAGCAAAGGTTGAATTGTTGGCCTGCTGAAAATCGTTGTTTATTGCCGTAGTTAATCGATGTACGACCAATAGATACGCTTGTCATGGTTTGTTTCTCATCGGCTGTCATGATGCCAGAACTGTTCAAATAATCAATCTGAAAGCCCATAGCTAGCTTTACAGCGGATTTGCGATACTCAACCTCTTTCTCAAAGTCAATATGTTTTTGATAAATCCCTTGAGTATAGAGATTGATAGCAATTTCTGCTCTCTTAGCTAACTTTTCAAAATCCACAACATCATCAAAGCCTAAATCAGTAACAAACTCATCTTTCGTTAAATAAGTCATGCGTAACCTCCCTTAAAAATAAAGGGTGTTGCCACCCCTTATTTATTCAGCTTGCTCAAATTGTGTGGGCACATCTTCTACAAGCTCTAAAACTGCATCGACATCCGGAAATGTTTGCTTGAGGTCTTTATTGACTTGATCGGCATAATTCGGTTCAAGCTCAACAAATTCTCCCTCTTTCGCATAAATACCAGGTGTCTTTAAAATTAGGTTTTTAATTGCTTTATACTTAGCCATTATTCTTTACCTTTATCCTTAGTTTCCTTTGGTGTTTCAAGCTCGCCACCATCTTCCACCAATTCCTCAAAGCCATCTGCCATAAGTTGCACCTCAAGCTCACTACCCTCTTGCACGGTATAAACTTGATTTTCTTTGATGTATTTCTTCATCTGCTACCTCCTATGCTGATTTATGTGAAACGTAAACCCCATCTTCTTGAGATTTCAAGACAAACAAATCATGATACAAACGGTTTTGGTATAGGTAACCATCACCCTCTGTGTGTTGCCCAGGAGCAAAGAGATAGATAGAGTTAAATTTAGCTTTGGCAATGATAGCTGTCTTAGCCACGATCAAGAAATTGATATCTTTACCGCCGCCAGCTTTCACAAATCCAGTTGTGAAATCAAATTGAGTTTTGAAACGTGCATCATCCCAAACCTCGATAAGTTGCACTCCATCTAGCGATGTTACACGTGTGTCAATTCCTTGAGGTGATGTAGTAGCGATTGCGCGTGTAAAGTCTTTAGCACGCTCTAGGGCATCCATTACCTCGCTAGATACATACATGACAAGGTTTGATGCTCCATATTTACGCATTGGCAAAATAGCAGCTTTCAAAATTCCATAGACATTCTCTGGCGTAATGCTATCCTCTTGCTTGAAATGATGACCATTGATTGCAGCTGTTGCAATTTTAGAAAAGCGGTAAGCATCAACTTCTGGTGTTGCATGTTCTGAAATGAATGTATTTGAGATGTTAGCTGCTGAAAGCTCTTGGTTTGTTTCGTCAACATCTGCTGTATCAACAAAAAACTCAACATCTCGGTCAAATCCAAGAGTATAAACGTTTTTATCGTTTGATACTGTACCTGAGTTGTAACCCTTAGAGCGTGTATGTGCCTTATATCCTGTTACAGAGATTGTTGGCAATTCAAATGATTTTGCACCGAGCCAATTTACTTTTGGCGTTTCAAGAATGGCAGTCAATGAGCCTTGCATGAGGCGTTTTTCAAACTGCCCCTCATGTTTTGTGATGTAATTGATTGACATCTACTATTCCTCCTTTTTATTCTGTTAGCCCTAATGCCTGTGCAAAGGCATCTGGTGCTGGGTCTGTTGCTGTTGGATTTCCAAACGCAACGATATTTGGGTTAGCCTTGCCATCTTCTTCTGCTTTAAAAAGATATGGGTCACTTTCCTTTAGACCATTGAGGATGTCATCTAGTTTAGGTTTGCCACTGTCATCTAGTTCAATGGCATCAACATCAATAAACTTCATCAAGGTTGATGGATTGTGTGCGGTGGTATCTTTCAAAGCAAGGTTGATAGCATTCACCTTATTTGTTTTTGCCAGTTCATCCGCAGCCTCTTGTTTATACTTGTCGTAATCTGCTTGCAATTTATTAATCGCCTCTTTTTGTTCAGCACTGATACTTTCAAGCGATTTCAAGTGTTCAACTTGCTCCTCTGCTTTTTGCAACTGGTTTTTCAAACTATCTCGCTCTTGTGTGATAGTTTCCAAGGCTGATTTGTCCTCGTTGAGCTCTTTTCCTCGCAAGGCAAAGACTGATTTAGCCTGTTCCTCTGTCAATCCAAGGTTGAGTAGTTCCTCTGTTGTAAATGCCATTTGTACCTCCTTAGTTCTTTTTAGGTGGACAACTCCCACCGAAAAGCAAAATATTATTTACTATTTCAGTTTACTTTGGATGGAATGGGATTTTTTACGGTTTTAGGCACAAAAAAAGAGGGTTGTTTAGTAACCCTCTTGATAATTAGATATATGCTCTTTCTCTACTGTAATCACGGCTTAAAAATTCGTTTTGTTCTACAAGAGCTCTTATTTTCCCTTGATAAGCTCTAACTTTTAGCCTCTCAGCTTGTATCAGATCATCATCACCTAATGTACTAGCATAGTGCAACCTTTCTTTGTGATGCTTGATATTGCGCTCTAAGGCTCTTTGTTTAGCCTCGATGCGTGCATTTTCTTCTGCTTGTTCTGGCGTTAGATCTTTCATATAGTCTGGCAAGTCTGGTATTTCATTTACTCCTACGATAAAAGGCGTAAGATAATGACCACAATGGACACCTAAACATCCTCCAGCAGTACCAAAACCATAATCTAGCAAACTATGAATAGTAAGGCCGTTTATTGTTCTACCTTGACCTTTAGTGACAATCTTACCTTGCAATGGAGCGCATGCAGCTCTAGCAGACGACTTGATAGAGTAGTAAAAAGTATCTATCCCTAATTCCTCGGCAGGCCTTGTACGCATATCATTGTAAACCCTGTAAGTTGTCGTTTTAATGATTGCTCTGGCATAGCTATCTGCTCGCCATTCTCTCCCTGCGCCATCAGTAAAGCCAGTAAAGCCCTTTTTTTGCCACGACATGATAGTATCATTTAAAGCCCTATCGCTCGTTTTAGTCCCTGATACCACTTGGGCAACTGTCTGCTCTACAACCGACTTGAAAACAGTCTGTATGCTTGCTGGTAATGTTGAATTGATAAGATTAAGGTCACTTATAGCTTGTTGAGTATAAGACTCAAGAGCATCGATTACACCATTTCTAACTTTGCCACTAGATTCCCTTTTCAAATCTTCCTCTAGTTGCTCCTTTGTGTCCTTATAGACCTTTAATCCCTCGTTAGCAATGACCTCTCTCAAAAGACTTTCAGCAATTCCTGTACGTTCAACAATAATCTTTAAGTTCTCCTCATTCAGCATGTACATATCGTTGAGCTTTTCTAGTTGCCATATATACGGATTTTTTGCAAGGTCAGCATTGCCACGCTCTTTAAGTCGTTTTATCATGCTATCAAACAACTCAATTTGCATTTTAGAGTAAATATCACTCACGCCCTGCATGTGCAAAGAAAATCGCTGATCATTTAGAGTTGGCATTTTGCGTTTATCAGTCATTTTCAACTCCTTATGTGTCGTTTATTGTAATTTATAGCAGTTTATAGCTCTCCCTCTTCTGCTTTTCCGTACAAAGCCAGTTCTGCATCACTCTCTGGTGGTAACTCTCCATTGATTTCAGCAAGTTCTTTCTCTGCTTCTTCATTTGTGATGTTCAATACTTTAGCAATACCTCTTTTCTGTGTCGCAAATCCAGCTGCTACCATCTTCATCCAGTAATCAAGCTCTGCATGCCTATCAGTAAATACACCATCATCCAAATTAACTGAAATATCATCAAGCTCTGGAATTTCTCCGCTGTAAACCCCTACTGCTTTACCAAGTTCACACATTGAAACACAAAGCTCTTTGATAGCTTGCTCAACAAGTGCAACAATGCTATTTCGCATTTGGTAAGTGTCTGAGTTCTCACTTACAATCTCCGTTGCTGTCTTGACCCCTTGCCCATCAAAGGTAAACATGCCACTAGATACACCAATTTGCATTTCAAAGAGTTTCAAGCCCTCTGAAATGGCTGAAATATAATCTGATGAGCGGATAGGAGTTGTGAGGTCAATAATGCTACCACTATCCATATTGCCTGCTCCTACTTGCATATAAACATTTTGGTCAGTATCAAAACGTCGCTTAAATTTGATTTCACCGTGGATATCTTGTACTTTGAGTTGCGTTATTTGCTCAGGCACAATCACGCGTCTTTGACCCATCTTAATTTCCCACATAAATTCATCGTACGTGCGATTGATAAAATCAATAGTGGTCTTGGCGTTATCAAAGATAGATAAACCAAGAGGGCTGTTGATATCTTTGTTATTCATCCCTGGTGTCTTGAGATAAACAAACAATGGGCGTGATAGTCCTTGTATCGTTGTTACTGGTTGCAAGTCAGGATATAGCTCACTCAAATTTACACGATCACCCAGCGTGCTGTCTGATGTTGATTTGTAAAGCTCGTTAGTAATGCGGTATAGGTTCTTATCCTTTGTACTCCCTACCTCTTGGCCATCTTGAGTTACCCACTCATGAAACTCAACCAACGTGTAATATACATTCTTTTTGCTCTCTGACTTAATTGTCTTAGTTAGGATTGCAGCGCTTGATACATCTTGTGTATTGCTTTGTAATGGCAAAAATACTGGTGCTTGAATAAATGCCACTCTAACCTTATCTCCATCAATATAAGGTCTCATAGCAAGCCCACCCAAAGCCAGACAACTCTCTAAATATCGCTCAAAGTTTTTGTTAAAGCGATCATTGCCTAGCATATTATCAAGAAAATTATTTAGTGTCTCATCCTCTGCTGTAATTGCCGCTTGCTCGTTGTAAACAAGGCTGGCAATCTTTTTAGCTGCAGTTCGTGCAATCGGTAAGTGTTGTATCTTTCTACGCTTTCTGTCGCCATCGGTGTTGATGTACTCCACATCATCAAATTTAGATTGATAGTAAGCTAGATTGAGCTGTATCCTGTTAAATTCGGATTGTGTTACAGCTACCTTTGGGTGCTCCAAGATACTGTTTAGGTTCGATGTTTCCATGTTATACCTCCCACGGTTGAAAAAGTCTTTTACTTTTTGAATTAAGTTCATTGTTGCCCTCCTTATGAATTACCAACACGCAAACCAAGTATCTTAGAATTGTCTAGTATAAAATACTGGGCAACATCGCATGTATGGTCATCATCTTTGATGACATTTGGGCTATCAGACTGCAGTGTCTTTTCATCCCATCTGTACATCTTATGTTCCTCAATAAATACCTTGTTATTCTCTGTATCAAGATAATAAAAGCGACCTTGTGCTAATAATGATTGGAATGTATCAATCATTGTCACTTTCTTCAATTTAGCCACCGGATGCCATCTAATACTGAAATCAAGATACATCTGGTTTCTCAATGCTCCCTCTGCGCTATCAATCGTATATTGCAAGATAGGTATTCTGTACTTACTAACAACCGATTGTATAAAGCCGTTGATATCCTGTGAAAGTTGGCTAGGTGCTTTCTTTATCACTTGGCCAGCTGGTGAGTAATACCAGGTATCAAGTAAGATAACCTTACCTTTAGCAGTTATCCCAAAAGCACAACATGCAGTAGCTGACTGCTGATGCCCACCATCCAATGCAAAAGATATACCTATCAGCCTATCATCACTAGGCAAAGCATCTAACGGGTGAAATGTACTCATGTTATAGATATTATTCCCTAAACCAACTGACTCACCTAGATAAACATACCTGTAATAATCATAGTCATTCTTTTTTATACGCTCGATATCAGCTAACATCTGATCATTTACAAATCCTAACTCATCATCAAGATAAGTACTAGAATGGCATAAGTAATTATCTTGCGTATTCATTTCCTCATACCACTCATTTATCCAACTGTACGGATTGATAGGAGGGTTATATGACCAAAAGATTTTAACAAATTGAGCGCGTGGGTGTTTCTGCCTCATAAATGTAATGTTGGTCTGGTCAAATTCTTCTGCGCTTGAAAATTCAGCAGCCTCTTCATACCAAACAGCTATAATATTTCCGATGTTGTTTGATTTCAACTTTTGGTAGTCATCGAGGCCGTAAAAATAAAATGTTGAGCCTGTCTTTTTGTGACTTATCTTAAATGGGCTGACTGTCATCTTAAAACGACTAGTTAGACCAAACAACGATAGCCCCCATTGGATTTGATTGTACACACTATCACGGATTGTATTAGCTACTTTACGGATAATGACAATATTGGCAGTTTCACCCCTTATGATGTACCAAGTCATCATGACAATCAGCTTTAAGGTAATAACTGATGATTTGAATGAGTTTCGCCCACCTTTCAAAATGTTGTAAGGTTTCTTGGATTTCCAAACACTCTTGAAATGAGGATTGACATTTTTTTGAATATCAATTATCTTCATCGTCACCCTCCCAACTATCAATAATTGTGATGGTGTCATCTTCCATTTGTGTATCTATCAACTGTGATTTTAATTTCTCAATCTCAAGCTCTAGTTTTTCAGATTGTTTAGCTGTTGGATATCGTTTCAAGATTTCAGTAATAGCTTTAATAACTGTCGCATTATCTGCTTTTTTGATATGTCTCTCTACTTTTCCTGTTGTTGGATTAAGTATCAAAACCTCCTCATCTCGTTTACCTCTAGCGATTTCAGAAAGGATATAGAGCGCCTCTGTCGCATCCATGATGTTTGACTTATGCATCTCTTGCATCTGCTTGTTTATGTACTCTTTTATCCCAACATTTCCCAACAGTTCAGTAATACGATTATTGGCATAACTTTCGCTATAACCAGCCTTAATTGCTGATTGATAGCCGTTTCCTGTCTTTATGTACTCATCTGCAAAGCGCCTCTGTCTTTCATTCATTCGCCCCCTCCTTTCCAACAAAAAATCACAAGTATTGCTACTCATGATTTCATTTTATATGCTAAAAGAGGGGATGTTTTACTGTTGTTTTTGATTTAAGGCACAAAAAAAGCCCCAATTAAGGGGCTAGATACAACGCAATGACACGGATTCGCACCGTGGCTACCTCTATCAAGGTGTACTCCTTCTATACTATCCCTTGCGCTTTCTATTATAATTATACCACTCTTTCATCACTCTAGCAACCATCTTCTTCTCTTTAGTGGTCAGATTTGTAGCACCTTTCTTACTTACTTCATATTCAGCATGGAAATAACCGTGGTGAGTATGGGGCTGCATCTTTTTATGTTCATGGTCTAAATCTATCTGCTTACTACGTTTATTATTCGTATCATTGTATGTGATGCTTTTCAAGGTATTTTTATGCTTATCAACTAATACATATACTCTACCTTTGGTCATGGTTTCCATAGGTGCTACTTGTCCACCACTACCATTTTGAGTGACAAATTTTATATTACCTGCTGTATGCAAGGTACTATATTCTGTCCCATACTTTTTGCCTTTGTTACTCATTCCAGAGCTTGCTCCTCTACCGCCCATTTGTCCATCCTTTCTGTTGTATCATTTCCAAAATAAATTACCTCGATATCTTTATAATCATAATCAACCTCACCACCATATACCAAAATACGTTTTGGCGCTATCTTTTCAATCATGGCATCCACTCCGGATTTCCATAATTCAAAGCGCTCTTTGCGTTGTTTTATGCCTACTGTACTGATGGCCACTGTGCTATGTTTCGGTAAACCATCAAAGCAAAACTCATGGCTTTCTTTGTTTGCCCACGATACAGTAGGTATAACTGTATATCCCCAATTCTGCATCATTTGGCCTATCAATCTTGAGCGATAAGTATTCCAAATCTGCATAGCAATTGGCATGTCTGTGTATAAGCTAAAATCTGGTGTAAGTACACAATCAAAATCAGCTAGTTTCTCTAGGTAAAAATCTGGGCGTTTCCAAATTCTTTCAAACTGATAATCATCTAAGAAAAAATGCACGGTAGCTGAATAGTCAGGTTTATTCAAAACATAGTTAAATCCCTGTAGCTTTTTAGGCACATGATCAACTGGTTCAAGAGTTGGCAAATTATATTTACCATCTGCGCGCGTGGCATCGTAATCCAGCAAATTATACTGATTAATAGTATTCTGTTTGTGATATGGTTTTGTTGTCAGATTGTCCATATTATCCTCCTAATAAAAAACCTATGTACCTTGATTATAGATACATAGGTTAGGGTATTTTTACGGTTATTTAGATAGGGGGATGTACTTGTAAGTTGAAACAAAATACTTATCAAACCATTTGTTGATATATGTGTACGCTGGGCTAGGACTTAGATATAAAATTTTTTGACACGCGCCGATCACATTGATATTTTCAAATACATAGACCTCTTTTATCGTTTTTAACATCTTTCTATCTGATTTCTCGATATATTCATCTGTTACAGTTTTCAGATTTACCAAAAATACAGACTGTTCAATGTTATTCTCTAAAAATGCCTCATGTATCTTTTGTTCCAAGATTGTTTTTTGAGGATTTTTCTTATCCCTCAAAAAATACCACTTTAGCCAATTTATCTCTCGCCTGTGGATAACAGATAATCGCTCTATTTTTTTCTTCGTCATCCATTACCTCCAAATTTACAGCTAATCCAGTTCAAAATAACTTTTCAACTCTTCTTTGAGTTGATCAAATGTATCACACCGCTCAATCATATCAGTGATATCCTGCACTGTGTCCTCTTTGTTCAACGTGTTCTCTGCCACTGCATCAGCTACCCATTTTGGATGTGTACCAGCCTTAGAGAACTGATCTTGAGGTAATAGCTCAAGCAATGCTTCATATCGCTCTTCAAGAGCAATTAGAGCACCAAATGCATCAATGTAATCAGTATCTGATTTCTTGCTTTCAAAGACCTCTGGCTGATTTTGCTTTACAATCTCCGCATAAATAGTAGACCATTCCTTTTCTGAAAAACGTGATTTTTCAACCAATGCACCGTATTCAATCTCTTTACCACCAACTGTTACTTTATAATTCATTTTTTCTTCTCCTTATTTGTTATACAAAGTCACGTTACTTGAGTGAGTGTAATACTCATCACCGTTTTCAAAAGTAACACGAATACTATCCTGTTTCTTGTACTTCGCCCACCGTTTGACTTTGCCCTCTACGATTTGCCCATCTACCATTTTCACTTTTGCGTAATTAAAAGTGAAAGTTGTTCCAAGGACATCCTTGTTTCCACATGCTGCCAACCATACAAAAGATAAGCCAAGCAATGCGATTGCTATTAGTTTTTTAAACTTCATTTTTCTACCTCAATTTCTTCCATAATGCTTACATGCTCCATGTAAGTAATACGTTCCATCTTTCCGCTTGTTAATGTAATATGTGTATTGACCATCAGAGCTAGCATAGGAAATCTGTTTCTCTCCTCCCCAAACTCCGTTGTCACGCATCATATGGCAATTCTCCATAATCCACTCTACATCAGGCATCTAGCAACTCCTTGTTCTCGTAGATGTTGCCTTGAAGGAATACATTACAGTTTTCGATACAGTCGAATAGATTATCCCAGACCTCTTTTTCTGTGCGTATATCTAACAACCTAAACATACCTTTATCAAAGATAATCTTTGCTCTACCGCTATCTTCGAATTCATCCCAATATGTCCAAAGGATGACATCTCCTTCAAAAAGTTCTTTGTCAAACTCATCTCCGAATCCTGTTGATTGCATGAGGTGAATGTCATTGTTCACAATCCATTCACCAGCAACAGAATCCTCATCAATAATCCAGATATCGCCATTTCCAACCATCACTTCATCTGGTTGATACATACGATTTAATGAGCCGCCATCATACGCTCTAAATTTTGGTGTCATTCTTCCACCTCCTCTATATCCAACTCTAATCTATAATGCCCTTTCTCCTCGCTCAAGCCACCATAAACAAAGGATAGTTTTTTGATAACCTTATGATTATCATCTGTCCAAATACCTGCATCAGTCATACCATCAATGATAGCCTTGACTGTTGGGTACAAGTTAGGCGGATCTAATTTAGACTTAGTAGGGCTGTAAATTGTAACTGTAACCTCACAAGGGTTAGAGGGGCTAAAAGCAGCCCTCCCTTTATCCTTGTTCATTGATGTATGCCAATAAGCAAAAGCTCTAATGCGCTTAGTAATTTTAGCCTTATCTGTTTGATGTTGCCTGTCATTACTGTTGATAACCATGTTTAGAGATTTTAGCTTAGTATTTCGAGGCAAAGAAAATTCAAATTTCATCTCACTTGCTCCAAAAGATGCTTAGCCAACGCTAATTGCTTTAAGCTAAATTCAAATCCTGTAATAAAGAAATCGTTGTAAAATTTATCTTCATTATCTGGCAATGTATTGTAATGATCACGCATTACTTCAGCCATTTTGGTAAAGACTCCCTCGATATAATCAATTCCTTTGATGACTTCTTTTTTCTCACGCTCAAGGCGTTTTTTCTTTTGTCGCTTGTTCATCTGCTGACTCCTGTGTTCTAGCTATACCAGCAATGCTGTCTTTGTAAAAAGTTGCTTTTTTTCTTTCTTGGGATGATACCCCAAAATAAGTAAAACAAATATTTTCAGCGTCTGGTTTGTAATCTTCAACATCCTTAAAATATGCTGTATTACCATTCTTAAAATAAATTGCGATATTCATCTCAACCTCCTCTTTTCTTCAAATAGCCTGGGACATCATCGCCTACATTGATACTCTCATACTGCTCTTTAGTAACAAGAAACTTGCCATAAGCTCCGATAGTAACCGTATAATGACCATCAACAATGGCTTTATCTGTTACTGTTCCGATAAGCTCACCACCAGCATTGTCAACTTGATAAATAATGACTGGTTTTCTTTTTTTCAATTCATCCACTTGTTGCTCCAGCTTGACCACCTGCGGTTTATAGTGATTTTTAGAGATTATCAAACCTAGATTTAGCATTGATAGAGACAAGGCTGCAAGTGCAAAAAATAGACCAACTCGATTTTTATTTTTCATGTCATGTCTCCAAAATCTTTATCACTGTGTAAATCAAAGCAATAGCATAAACATCAAAGATAAACCAAACCACCTTGTCCGCTTTTTCTTTTTTGTAGGTTTTGCGCCCAGCAACGAAAATCAGAATAGCAAGGAGTAAGCAAGCGCTGATAACCATCAATTTCAGAAACAAGATCATCTAATTACCGCCTAACTCTTCAACCACTTTACTTACAGCTGCTAAAATCTGTTCTTTTGCTTTGGTGTCCTTGATGTCATCAATCCCCTCAACTTTCCCAGTTTCTACATTGATAGCGATTGATCCAACAAAAGAGCTATCTTCCTCATCAGATTCACTAAGCACTTCTTTAACACTCTTACCATCCAGAATGTCCAACAAATCATGGCTAATGCTATGCATTGTCTTAGCTGTTTTGAATCTATCAATATCTTCTGTCAAGAGATAGTAGAGCATTCCCTTTTTACCAGCACCATGCAATGCCTCAGCGAACTCTTTCAAGTTCTCCACGATAGTTTCAGCTGATACTGTGTTTTTAGTTTCTTTAGTCATTGTCTTTTCCCCTCTTATGCTAATACTGTGATATGTTTTTGGTCTGCTAGTTGCTCTTTTAGATAGGCTGCAATGTTTCCTACTGCATCAGCTACCCAACGCTTACCATCTGCCTCGAATAAAGCCATATTGGCTTGCTTATCAATCCTAAAGACAAATAGGCTTGCAGGTTGCTCAACCTCGCTAA